ATACAAGCCTCTTGGAAGGTAAACACCTGTTTGGTGGTATATATATTTTTTTCCAGCAATGCGATGCGTTCCAACAGACCCTCTATCGGATCTAATTTCTTTAGGATGGCTTCGACGCTTGTAAGCCGTTCATTCAGCCGTTCCATGAATGTCAATCTATTATTTTGCATAAATGAGTTATTATAAAATTAGACAATGGAAGTATGCCCTCCGTTATGTAGCGCGCTAACGGAGGGCAAAGATAGGGCAACCCAAAAGGGCAGCATGAATTTGCACCGTGATAGTAACCACGTATCACGGCAACTATCACGCTTTTACCTTTCACATACTTCGCTTATTGGCACTTCTTACCACTCTCTCAGTTCATCAATGGCTCGCCTGATACCGTAACCTGCTGATGTCATGTTGTTGCGTAGAGCAGACAGAGCGGATGAAAGGCTTGAAGCTGAAACGAATCCTTTTCCGTCCTTGGTTTGTAAGAACCGTCCATTACTGAGAACGGTCTGCCATTTGGCTTGGATGAACGAGTGCTCAAGGAGTGTATCGAACAGGATGGCCACATGACGGATATTGTTTACACGAATACAGAATCCTTCCTTGCAGGAAAGCAGGGCTTCCATATCTTCCACGTGTAGGGTAGAAACGCAAAACAGATGATAAGCATTGGCACAAGCCGTAATACCTATCATCTGTTTACGAGTGAGATTGCATCCAAAAGAAAGAGGATAAATCCTTGTCGGGCCGTCTTTGCAGCACGTGATGGACTGTGATGGTGGCACAAACATATCATACATTCGTTTCAGTTCCATACACTTCTCGAACGAGAAGTCTGCTTCGGTAAAAAGTGATCGGATAAGATTGGAACAATCGTTTAATAATCCTTTGACGATATGAATGTTCATTTCATGGCAGTTCCGGCAGACCGCATGATTGCAGTCGATATACCGGTGGCTGTTTACAAAATCCTCCACGTAACGGTGGTACTGCTTACTACCCGCCACGACATCACGGAGATACATTGTTTTTGCTTCAACGAGCAATGCGAAAAATTCTTTCGCTACATCCTGTTCTTCAACAAAATGGTGCAGATGTTTCTTCCCTCCAAAAAGAGAGAGGGCCATTGTTAGGTCTTTTCATGATGAAATACTTTAAATTGGATTTATAATATATTATAAGGGTGTTGCTCCCGAAAGAAAATCCTGCCGGAACAACACCCTAAATAAGTGTTTAGATATCTGGTCTGATGCTCATCGCATTGTCAATCGAATAAACCGTTAGTCAGATTTACTGCATCGTCTTTTTTCTTATTGACGATTTTGGCATACACTTGGGTCATCTTTACAGATGTATGACCGAGCAATTTAGATACAGTGTATAAATCTGCTCCCAATGTCAGCATCATTGTGGCGAACGTGTGGCGGGCCGTGTGAAAGGTGAATCGCTTGGAAATTCCGGCGGCTTTGGCCCATGGTTTGATAAGCTGGTTGATACCTGAAGGCAAATCGAACACATGGTCGTCTGCTGTCTTGTCCCCACGTTCCGGCATCCACTTCAATGCTTCATTGGAGAGCGGAAGGTAAATCGGTTCCTTTGTCTTCTGCATGGCTACTGCCAAGCGATATTGGCCGTTGTCAATAAACACGTTCTTCCATTGCAATCCGATAATATCACTGATACGTAGTCCACAGAAGCAGGAGAACAGGTAGGCACTTTTTACCCCCTCGTTCTGCATTGGTGTAGCGATTAATGATCTCACTTCTTCAATAGTCATATACGAACGCACACTTTCCGGCATCTTGGGCTTCTCCGATTTTTCCATTTCGTTGAATGGATTCTTTAAGATGCGTTTCGCACGGACAGCGGCATTTAACGCACCGTTGAAAATCTGGTAATAGGTATTACGCGTAGAAGCCGAGAGGGGCTTTCCTTTGGGACGGTAGCTTGTCAGCATATAGTTGATATAGCCGTGGCAAAAAGTGAGGTCAACCTGATTTAGTGTGAACCTTTCTCCTGCATACTCTTTCAAGATATCGGTAACAGATTTTATCTGACCCGTGTTTTTCTTACCACGTTTCTTCTGTTCCTCCTTATAGAGCTGCATCCAGTCCAGCAGATAAACCTTATCCTTGTGATTCATGATACCGGCTTCACCACTTGTCAACTCTATGATACGCTTCGATTTGATTGCATTTGCGGCAGCCATTGTCGTTTCATTCTGTTGGCGGGCATTACGATCCGTTTCCGGAATAAGATACATTTTCAGATACTCGTATGTCCGCTTACCATTACGGTATATATCCAGATACAAACTCTTGCTGCCATTGGCCAATTCCTTCGTTCGAAGACGAATCGGCTCTTTCACTTTTATTGGTTTTCTGGTCCTTGGCATATTTGTGTCCTTTCATTTGTTATTTCCTATCACAAAGGTACAAATAAAAAGCGGAATCAAGAAACAAATAAGAAACAAAAATGCACCTAAAAAGAGCAAAATAACTGAAAACGTAGAAAACAACTGAAAATAAAAATTTGTATGTAAATTATTGATATATAGCTATTTTATCTATATTTATTTGGAGCTTGTTTTCATTTTATATATGTCTTTATGATTATTGATAATAATTTCATATATCAATTAATTATAAGATTATTAGTATGTAGTTGGTAAGGAACTGGTCACAGTTTGTGACCAGTTCCGGTTCTATTATAAAGTAACAGGGCTTTTGATATTGATTTTTTGTGCCAATAATTCCATGTCGTTACTCAACTTCGTATCTATCACTTTTGCGTATATTTGTGTAGTGCGAATATCCGTGTGTCCCAGCATTTTAGAAACACTTTCTATGGGTACACCATTGGCTAAAGTAATGGTCGTTGCAAACGTATGGCGGGCAAGATGGAAGGTGACGTTTTTGTCAATTCCGCATACGATGGCAATTTCTTTCAAATAATCATTCATCTTTTGATTGCTGATAACTGGTAATAGCTGACCGTTTTTAAGTTTTCCCTCGTATTTGTTCAGGATAGCTTTCGGAATATCCAGTAACCGGATATTCGATGTTACTTTTGTCTTGTGACGCTTCTTTATAATCCACAAATTATCATCAAATGCCAAACGTATATCGTTGCTGGTTAATTCGCATATATCCACGTATGAAAGTCCCGTATAGCAGCTAAAAATGAATATATCCCGCACTTGTTCCAACCGTTTTGAAGCAAAATCTTTATTGCATATCCTGCTTATCTCGTCCTTGTCAAGATACCCTCTTTCTATATACTCAAATTTGAGTTTATAATTGGCGAACGGGTCGGCAGTAATCAATCCCGTACCTTGTGCAAAGTTTACCACCGTGCGGAAACGCTGGATAAACTTCATTGCCGTATTGGGTGAACAGTCGTGGTTCTTTATTATATATAGGTAGAAGTTTTCGATGAATACCTTGTTGATTTGGCGTATCGGCATATCTGATACACGATATTCATCTTTCATGTATTCAGTCAGGCGTAACTTGGTTAGTTCGTATCTGCTGTATGTTTTGGGGGTCGTTTCTCCCGCTTCGACCTTTTTCTTGTATTGGTCGTTGTGTTGAGTAAAAAAAGAAATAATGGTATTTGCTTCTTCCTCTTTTCCCAATAGTGCATTTTTCACGCTTTCGGGTGTAACATAACTATCCCGCATTAATTGATTGTGGAAGTGGGAACGTATATTTGCTTTGATGTCGTCCAGCATGGAGTTAAGCCTTTGTATCTCCATAGATTTACCTATGGCTCTGCCGGATTTCCAGTTAGTTTCAAAGACTTCTAACTTGGTATTGAATTGGGTTTGTTTGCCGTTGATTGTGATACGGGCATGAATGGGTACTAAACCATTCTTTTTCATCTTGTCTTTTTTCAGGTAAAACAATACGCTGAATGTACTCTTTTCATTTTTCATAATCTCACTTTTTTTAGATTGCAAAACTAATTTTAATCACTGTAAATGAGATAAATAGAGTATGGACAAATCACGTCAAAAGTAAGCCATTTTCCGACAATCGTACCCCCTAATCGTTTTTTGGGGAAGGGGGTACGATTTGGATACTAAAGTGTGTCTTTTCGTGCCCCTTTTTTGTCTTTCAGGCAAGACGGAAACATAAAAAAAAGTCCTACAATACGTTGATATTGTAGGACTTGTCTCTTTTTTGTCGCCGTTTGGCTTTGTTCTTATGTGATCCGCCTGGGGCTCGA